AGGCTGAGGCCCACCGGCGCGCCTTCCAGGGCACGGAGGAGCCGGTGTTCTACAAGGGCGACGAGGTCGGCTACGTCCGCAAGTACAGCGACCCGCTGACCATGTTCCTGCTCAAGGCGCACCGACCCGACAAATACCGCGAACGCTCGGAGGTCAAGCAAGAGATCTCCGGCGGCATGCAACTGAACGACACCGCCCGCGCCGCGCGCCTGGCCGCTCTTCTGCAGCTGGCGCAGAAGCGCGCCGCCGAAGCTGAGGCCCCAATCGATGACACCAGCGATCTCGCCTAGCGATATCGAGCACCTACTGCGCCACCTGACGCCCGAGGAGCAAGCCGAACTCGACGCCCTGCTGACACAGGACGCCCCTCTGTGGCTGCCGCTACCAGGCCCGCAGACCGAGGCGTACTGGACCGAGGCCGACATCATCGGCTACGGCGGGGCGGCAGGGGGCGGCAAGTCGGACCTCGTGGCCGGGCGCATCCTGACCAAGCACAAGCGCTGCCTGGTGATCCGCCGCGAGAAGGCGCAGTGCGAGGGCATCATCCAGCGCCTGACCCAGATCCTCGACTCGAGCGACGGGTTCAACAGCCAGAAGGCGATCTGGCGCATCCCGATCGGGCGCCAGCCGCTGGTTGAGTTCGGCGGCCTGGACAACCCCGGCGACGAGCGTCGCTGGCAGGGCCGCCCGCACGACCTCAAGGCGTTCGACGAGGTCACCGAGATGCGCGAGCACCAGGTGCGCTTCATCATGGGCTGGCTGCGCTCGGAAGATCCGACCATCCGGCCGCAGGTGCTGATGACGTTCAACCCGCCGACCACATCCGAGGGCCGCTGGGTGCTCGACTTCTTCGGCCCCTGGCTCGACCGCAAGCACCCCAACCCAGCCAAACCAGGCGAGCTGCGCTGGTTCACCACCGTCGCCGGCAAGGATGAGGAGGTGCCCGACGGGCGCGCCTTCGTGCTGATAAACGGCGAGCGGGTCTACGACTTCGACCCCAAGCGGTTCAAGCCAGAGGACATCGTGCAGCCCAAGAGCCGCACGTTCATCCCCGCGCGCCTGACCGACAACCCCTACTACATGGCGACCGGCTATATGTCCACGCTCCAGGCACTACCCGAGCCGCTGCGCTCGCAAATGCTCTACGGCGACTTCCACGCTGGCATCGAGGACGATCCATGGCAGGTCATCCCCACCCGGTGGGTCGAGATGGCCATGGAGCGGTGGACCAAGCGCGAGCGCAAGCCGCGAATGGACAGCCTGGGCGTGGACGTCGCGCGCGGCGGCAAGGACAAGACGGTCATCGCGCGCCGGCACGGGCACTGGTTCGACGAGCTGCTGTACTACCCAGGCAACGAGACGCCCGACGGCCCGACCGTGGCCGGCTTGGTGCTGAGCGCCTTGCGCAACCGTGCGCCAATCCACATCGACGTGATCGGCGTGGGCTCGAGCCCGTACGACTTCATCAAGCAGGGCGGGCACCAGATCGTTGGCGTGAACGTCTCCGAACGCGCCACCGGATTCGACAAGAGCGGCCGCTTGGGCTTCGTCAACCAGCGCTCCGAGGACTGGTGGCGCATGCGCGAAGCGCTCGACCCGAGCAACAACATGGGCATCGAGCTGCCACCCGACAAGGAACTGCTGGCCGATCTGTGCGCTCCGAAGTGGTGGCTGCAGGGCGCAAAGATCCAGGTAGAGTCGCGCGAGGAGATCTACGAGCGCATCAAGCGCAGCCCCGACCGGGCGTCCGCTGTCCTCCTCGCCCTGCGCCACACCCCGCTGTGGGCTGACGTTGGCCTGACCAGTGTGCATAACGTGCAGCAGCAGCAATACGATCCCTACGCAAAGTCCAATAGGTGACCCTATGTGCTCGTCCAAACCAAAGACCCCCAAGATCGAAGTGCAGCCGCCACCTCAGGCCGCACAGGCGCCCGATAACATCGACCAGCGCCGCCGCAACACGGCCAACAACACGGGCGCCTTCGCTTCGGCTCCGGGCAGTACGCTGCTGACTGGCCCCGCGGGCGCAGGCCGGGCAGCCACCGGCAAATCCACACTGCTGGGGGGCTAGCCCCATGGCCGAAACAGATCGCACCCAGTTCGCGACTCGATTCGCGTCCCTGAAAAACGAGCGTTCCGATTGGGACTCGCACTGGCGCGACCTGTCCGAGTACTTCCTGCCTCGCACCGGGCGCTTCGTCGCGTCCGATGTGAACCGCGGGGACAAGCGCTGGAACTCCATCTACGACAGCACCGGCACGCGGGCCTTGCGCACGCTCTCCGCCGGCATGATGTCGGGGATGTCGAGCCCGGCGCGCCCGTGGTTCCGCCTGGCAATCGCCGACACCGAGCTGATGGAGTACTCGACCGTCAAGCTGTGGCTGCACGAGGTCACGCGCCGCATGCGCGACACCTTCTCGCGCAGCAACACCTACCGCAGCCTGTCGACCTACTACGAGGAGCTGGGCCTGTTCGGCACCAGCGCATGCATCATCACCGCCGATTTCGAGCACGTCATCCGCCACTACCCGTTGACCGCAGGCGAGTACGCCATCGCGACCGACAACCGGCGTGAGGTCTGCACCCTGTTTCGTGAATGGGACATGACCGTCTCGCAGATAGTGCGCGAGTTCGGCCTGGGCAACTGCAGCACCACCGTGCAGAACCTGTACAAGAACGGCGGCAAGGGGCTCGACACCTGGGTCACCATCGTGCAGGGCATCGAGCCCCGCTACGACCGCGACCACAGCAAGCGCGACAACCTCAACATGCCCTGGAAGTCGATCTATTTCGAGAAGGGCGGCGACGACCGCAAAATCCTGCGCGAGTCGGGATTCAAGGAGTTCCCGGTAATCGCGCCGCGCTGGGCCGTCACCGGCAACGACGTCTACGGCTACAGCCCAGCGATGGAAGCCTTGGGTGATGTGAAGCAGCTACAGCACGAGCAGCTTCGCAAGGCCGAGGCCATCGACTACATGACCAAGCCGCCGCTCATGGTGCCGACCTCGCTGATGAACCAGCAGGTCAACCGGTTCCCAGGCGGCATCGTGTTTGCCGACCAGGCCCAGGGTGGCGCCGGCATCCGGCCGCTCTACGAGGTGCAGCTCAACCTGTCGCACCTGCTGAACGACATTCAGGACGTGCGCGAGCGGATCAACGGGACGTTCTTCGCTGACCTGTTCCTCATGCTCGCCAACGACCAGCGCAGCGGCACCACCGCGACCGAGATCGCAGAGCGGCACGAGGAGAAGCTGCTCATGCTCGGCCCGGTGCTCGAGCGCCTGCACAACGAGATGCTCGACCCGATGATCAACGTCTGCTTCAACCAGCTGCTGGAGGGCGGTTTGCTGCCCCCGCCGCCGGAGGAGCTGCAAGGCATGGACCTGCAGGTTGAGTACGTCAGCACCCTGGCCCAGGCTCAGCGTGCAGTCGGCGTGCAGTCGGTCGACCGCCTGCTGGGCACCGTCGGCACCATCGCGGGCCTGCGTCCGGACGTGGTCGACAAGATCGACGCCGACCAGATGATCGACGCATATGCCGATATGCTCGGCGTGGACCCATCGCTGATCGTGGCCGACGACAAGGTCGCCGTCATTCGGCAGGACCGCGCACAGCAGGCGCAGGCGCAACAGATGATGGAAGGCATGCCGGCGATGGCCCAGACCGCCAAGGCGGCGAGCGACATCAACCTGTCCGAGGACAACGCGCTGTCCAGCATCCTGGGTATGTTCCAGGGCTACAACTCCCCCAGCGTCTTGTAGAGAAGCCAGCATGCCAGCCCCCGGGGCGTTCTCAGATGGCTAGCCGCATGAGTCCGCTCTGGCACGGGCGGCTCGTGTTGCTCGGCCTGGGCGTGCTCCTCCTGATGGTCGTGTTTCTGGACCTCTTGCGCGCAGCAAATCGCAGATTCACGGCCGCAGGTGCGCATACCCGTCGCAAGCGCGGGTAATTTCCGCAGCATGAATACACCTGATCCGCGTGACATCCGCGCCATCGAGCGCCAGCAACGAGACCAGCGAGTCCGCGAGGAGCTTTCCCGCGGACAGCAGGTCGATGACCTCGCCTGGTTGATGAAACAACCGCAGGGCCGCCGCTTCATGGCACGCCTGCTGGAGATCACCGGAACGCAGCGCTCGAGCTTCACCGGAAACTCGACCACGTTTTTCAACGAAGGGGCTCGCTCTGTCGGCTTGCTCCTTCTGGAGGAGATCAAGGCGGTTGCCTTGGACGATTACTTCGCAATGCTCAAGGAGCAAAGCAAATGACCGAAGAAACTCTGTTGTCCGGCGCAAGCACACCTGAAGCCGGGACACAGCCTGCCACCGAACCTGCTGCAGCGGCTCCTGCCACTGGGCAAGACGGTGGCGCCCCGCAGGACCAGGCACCTGCAGGCGAGCAATCGAAGACCGAGGAGAAGCCGCAAGGCGCCCCCGAGGCCTACGAGTTTGTGATGCCTGAGGGCTTCGAGCTGAACAAGGAAGTCGCTGGAGAGTTCGAGGCCTACGCCCGCGAGCTGAATCTCCCACAAGACAAGGCCCAGGCCGTTGTAGACATGGGGGTCAAGCTGATGCAAAGCGCGCAGACCAAGCAGGCCGAGGCCTTCGCGCAGACGCAGCAGCAGTGGCGTAACGAGGTCGTGAACGACAAGGAGATCGGCGGCCAAGCGCTCGCCGAGAACCTTGGGTACGCGGCCAAGGTGCTGGATACCTTCGCGCCGGATCTGCGCGCGGTGCTGGATGAAACCGGGCTGGGCAACCACCCGGCTTTCGTGAAGGCCTTCGTCAAGATCGGCAAAGCCATCTCCGAGGATCGCCTCGTTGGTGGTGCGCAGCAGACTCCGGGCGCAGCCCAAGATCCTGCGGCAAAGCTGTTTCCCAACATGAACCAATGATGGAGTGCCCTTAAATGGCCGTTCTACCGACTACCCACCCAACGCTGCTGGACGTTACCCGCCGCTTGGACCCCAACGGTAAGATCGACGCTGTCGCCGAGATCTTGAACCAAACCAACCCGATCCTCGAAGACATGGTCTGGATCGAGGGCAACCTGCCGACCGGCCACCGCACCACCGTGCGTACCGGCCTGCCGACCCCGACATGGCGTAAGCTCTATGGCGGCGTGCAGCCGACCAAGAGCACCACCATCCAGATCACCGACTCGACCGGTATGCTGGAAGCGTATGCCGAGGTCGACAAGGCGCTCGCGGATCTGAACGGCAATACCGCCTCGTTCCGCCTGTCCGAGGATCGCGCCCACATCGAGGGCATGAACCAGGAGATGGTGCAGACCCTCTTCTACGGCAACGAGGGCACCGAGCCGGAAGCCTTCACCGGTTTCGCGCCGCGCTTCAATAGCACCACCGCTGCCAACGCCGAGAACCTCATCCAGAGCGCCGGCATCGAGGGCAACGACAACGCCTCGATCTGGCTGATCGTGTGGGGTCCGAACACCGTCCACGGCATCTACCCGAAAGGGTCGAAGGCGGGTCTGTCGGTTGACGACAAGGGCCAGGTCACCATCGAGAACGTCGACGGCAACGGCGGCCGGATGGAAGCCTACCGCACCCACTACCGCTGGGATGCAGGCCTGACCGTTCGCGACTGGCGCTACATCGTGCGCATCCAGTACGACCAAGAGGATCTGACCAAGGACGCGGCCACCGGCCCGGATCTGGCCGACCTGATGGTCGATGCGATTGAGCGCATCCCGTCGCTGTCGATGGGCCGCCCGGTGTTCTACATGAACCGCCGCGCCAAGTCCTTCCTGCGTCGCCAGCTGGCCTCGGCCACCAAGAACTCGACCCTGACCCGCGAAGAAGTTGGCGGCAAAAAGGTCGAAGTGTTCGACGGCATCCCGGTTCGCACGACCGACGCCCTCACCAACACCGAGGCAGCAGTCGCCTAACGGCGGCTGCACCTTCACAGGAGAATTGAGATGATCCTCGACGAACGCAGCGAATTCGTGGATGCGGTGGCAATCCCCACCAGCGCCAACGCCAACGTCCTCTTGGGCGACGTGATCGACCTGGGCGCCACCGGCGAACGTGTCGGTTCCGGTGAGTATGCTGACTTCTACGTCAGCGTCGACACCACCATCACCGGCGCCACTAGCGTGGAGTTCAAGTTGGTGTCCGATGCCCAACCGGCCATCGACCCGAGCACTGGCACCGTGCATGGCTCCACCGGCGCTATCCCGGTTGCCCGCCTGACCGCCGGCTCCCTGTTCAGCTTCCAGATGCCGAAGGGCTTCGACTACGAGCGCTACCTGGGCCTCGTGGTGACCGTCGTCGGCACCGCCACTGCGGGCAAGGTCAACGCCGGCTTCGCGGCCGAGGCGGGTGGTTGGGCGGCTGTCACTTCTCATACGGGGTTCTAACGCATGAAAGTGATCGCACTGCAGATGGGCTTCTACGGCGGCGTTCGCCGCCGGGAGGGCTCGGTCTTCGAGGTCGGCGCCAACGAGAAAGCCGACTGGTTCCGACCAGTCGACGGCAAGCCCGATGTCGAGAAGGCCCGCGCCGAGCTGAAGGAAAAGGCCAAAGCCGAGGCGAAAGCTCGAGGCGAAGGCGGCGCCAAGGCGAAGGCCGAAGCGGTAGCCAAAGCCGAAGCCGAGAAGGCCGAAGCCGACGCTGGCGACTTGGTCTGACCAGGCCCCAGCGCAAACCAGTAAAGGGGCCTCATGGCCCCTTTTCTTTTTGGAGACAACCGCATGGCCTCTGTCGTAGACATCTGCAACCTGGCGCTCGCCCACCTCGGCGAGATCCCCAACATCTCGAGCATCGACCCGCCGGAGGGCAGCGCCCACGCAGAGAAGTGCGAGCGCTTCTACCCGCTTGCGCGCGACACCGCGCTGGAGATGCGCAACTGGTCCTTTGCACTAAAGCGTGTGGTGCTGGCCCAGGTCGAGAACGATCACCCCTCGTGGCAGTTCAAGTACGCCCTGCCAGCGGACTGCATCCGCCCGATATCCGTTGCCCAACCCGGCACGCACGTCGAGGTGTTCGCCGCCATCTACCCGGATCGGCCGCAGCCCGGGGGGCGCCCCGCGGTGGACGACTTCGCGGTCGAGGGTGCGTTCATCTACACCTCGCGCGAGGACGTCGAGCTGCTCTACCTGCGCCGCATCAGCGACACCACCAAGTTCCCGCCGCTCTTCGTCAGCGCAGTGGCCTGGCTGCTGGCCAGCTACCTCGCCGGGGCGATCACGCGCGACATGGATATCAAGCAGTGGTGCTACGAGATGTTCGAGCGCGATCTCTCACTCAGTGCGCAAAGCGTAGCCAACGGCGGCCAGACTACGAACCAACACACCCCCCACTGGATTAGTCAGCGATGACCACCGCCCGCACTGTAGCCCGCAGCTTTGCGGGCGGCGAGATCAGCCCGGAGCTATTCGGGCGGATGGACCTGGACAAGTTCCAAACCGGTCTCGCCTCCTGCAAGAACTTCATCGTGCTGCCGCACGGCCCGGTGCAGAACCGCCCCGGCTTCGCTTTCGTCAACGAGTGCAAGGACAGTAGCCGCCAAGTGCGGCTGATCCCGTTCTCGTTCTCCGCGGACGAGACGGCGGTGCTGGAGGTCGGGCATCAATACCTCCGGTTTCACACCAACGGCGGCACCATACTGGAGAGCACCAAGGCGGTCACCGGGATCGCGGGCTCGACGGTGACCGTCGCCGCGCATGGCTACAGCGCTGGCGACTGGGTCTATATCGGTGGTCGGTTCCTCAAGGTGGCGTCCGTCGTCGACGCCAGCAACTTCATCGTCAGCGATCTTGGCAACGTAGCGGTCACCCCAACTGGGTCTACCGTGGCTCGGGTATACGAGATCGCCACCCCGTTCCAAGAGTCTCACCTGTTCGACATCCACTACGTCCAGTCCTCGGACGTGCTGACACTCGTACATCCGCTATTCGCGCCGCGCGAGCTGCGCCGCCTAGGGAACACCAACTGGGTGCTGTCCACGATCTCTTTCGCGCCGATCATGGCCGTGCCGACGGGCGTGAGCATCACCAAGGAAGAACACGCGGACACCACGGCACAGCGCACATACAGCTACGTCGTGACCGCGGTCAACAGCTCCGGCGTCGAGGAGTCCGAGGCGTCCGCTGTGGTGTCGATCACCAACAACCTGGGCCAGTTCGCCAACCGCAACACCGTCTCGTGGAGCGCCGTAGCCAACGCCGCCCGGTACAACGTCTACCGCTACCAGGGTGGCGTCTATGGCTACATCGGCCAGACCAACGCGCTCAGCCTGATCGACAACAACATCTCGCCCGACACCTTGCGCACGCCGCCGGAAGGGTACGAGCCCTTCACCGGGACCAACAACTTCCCGAGTGCGGTGGGCTACTTCGATCAGCGCCGTGTGTTCTCGGCGACGAACAACTTGCCGCAGACCACTTGGATGACCAAGTCGGGCAGCGAGACGAACCTCGGCACCAGCCTGCCGGTGCAGGACGACGACGCCATCGAGTTCAAGATTGCCGCGCGCCAGCAGAACCGCATCCGGCATCTGGTCCCGCTGTCCGACCTGATCCTACTCACGGCCGGCGGTGAGTGGCGCGTGTTCACTGGCTCCGGTGAGCCGGTCACCCCGTCGAGCCTGATCGCGCGCCCGCAGTCCTACGTTGGTGCGAACAACGTGCAGCCGGTGGTCACCTCGCTGTCGGCGATCTACGTCTCCGCGCAGGGCAGCAAGTTCCGCGAGCTGATCTACAGCGCCGAGGGCGTGGGCAGCTACCAGTCCGAAGACCTGTCGGTGCTGGTGCCCCACCTGACCGACGGCTACCTGATCTCGGACCTCGCGTTCTCGCGCGGGCCTACGCCGCTCGTGTGGGCGGTGCGCAATGACGGCACGTTGCTCGGGCTAACCTACCTGCCGGAGCAGCTGGTCCGCGCCTGGCACCAGCACACGACCGCCAACGGCAAATTCGAGAGCGTCGCCTGCGTGGCTGAGGCCAACGAGGATGCCCTCTATGTGGTCGTGCAGCGCGAGATCGATGGGCGCAGCGTGCGCTACATCGAGCGCCTGAACTCGATGCTTTTCGGTGCGCAAGAAGACGCCTTCTTCGTCGACAGCGGCCTGACCTACTCAGGCCCTGAGGTGACCACCATCTCCGGCCTGTGGCACCTGGAGGGCCAAACCGTCGCGATCCTGGGCGACGGCGCGGTGTTCTCCGAGCGGGAGGTCGTCAACGGCCAGATCGAACTGGAGCAACCCGTCAGCAAGGCCCACATCGGCCTGCCGATTGTGTCCGAGTTCAAGACCCTGCCGCTCTCCCTTGAAGGGACCGCCACCGGCGGGCCGTCCTACGTCAAGAACGTCAGCCGCGTGTTCCTGCGGGTTTACCGGTCGAGCGGCGTGTTCGTCGGCCCAGACGTGGACCACCTCACCGAGTACAAGCAGCGCAGCGAGGAGCCCTACGGCTCGCCGCCTGCGCTCACTACCGGCGAGATCGAGATCCCGATCACCACTACCTGGGACCGGGAGGGTGCCATCTACATCCGGCAGGCCTCGCCGCTGCCGCTGGTCGTTCAATCGCTTGCGCTGGAGGTGGCCGTTGGCCGTTAAGGTAGAGGTGCGCCCACTGCAGCCGGGCGACTTGGACGAGCTGCTGCGCGACCTGCGGCAGGCGGACTACGACGAGGTGCTCGCCGCCTCCGGCGAGGTTGAGGCGACCGTGCGCCAGTCTCCGGAGCACTCCATCTGGACGCTGGTTGGCCTGGTGGAGGGCAAGGTGGCCTGCGTGTTCGGCCTGGCTCCGCTCGACGGGCTGCTAGGGCGTCGCGGCGCACCCTGGATGCTGGGCACCAACGAGCTGGACCGCCACCCCGGTGCGCTAATGCGTAGGTGCCGAGGGTACGTTACCGGCATGCTGACCCACTACCCACACCTGATAAACTTCGTGGACGCGCGCAACGCCCGCAGCATCCGCTGGCTTAAGCGACTTGGGTTCACGATCCACCCGGCAGTCCCCTACGGTGCGGCGCAGCTCCCCTTCCACCTTTTCGAGATGAAGGCATAAGCCATGTGCGAACCCACAACCATCCTCTTAGCAGCGTCCGCCGCCGTTGGGGCGTACGGGGCCTACTCGTCGAGCCAAGCGGCAAAAGCGCAGGCCGAGTATCAGTCCGACGTGGCCCAGGCCAACGCCACCATGGCAGGCTACCAGCGCGAGGACGCGCTGCGCCGCGGCGAGGAGGACGCCCAGCAGGCCGCCCGCCAAGCCGAGCGCATGCGCGGCACTCAGGTGGCGCGCCTGGCCAGCAACGGCCTGGACATCACCTCCGGCTCGTCACTGTCGATCCTCGAGGACACCGCGTTCTTCGGTGCGCAGGACGTCCAGACGATCCGCAACAACGCCGCCCGCGAGGCGTGGGGGTATAGCGTGCAGGCTGACAACGAGATGGCCAGCTCGCAGATGTACTCGAGCGCCGCCCGCGCGCAAAACTCCACTCGCGCCGCCGGCCTGTCGCTGCTCAGCTCTGCAGGCCAGTTCGCTGCCACAGACGCTGGCCAGGCAAGGCTGAAGAGCTGGGGGTGGTCCTGATGGCCCGCGTTCCAGTCGTTGACGGACCCCAGGTCCGCACCCAAGCTCTGCCGGGCGCGCGGGTTCAAGTCGCCACCCCGGATGACGCCTTCGGCGCCGCCCAGGCGCGTGAACTTGGCCAGCTCTCCCAAGGCCTTGGCAATCTGGCCGGCGCGTTCGAGCGCGCTCAGCAGGAGGCCAACCAGTCCCGCGTCGACGACGCACTCAATCAACTACGCGAGGCGGAGCTAGACCTCACCTACAGCGAGCAGAACGGCTACACCCGGTTGAAGGGCGTGCAGGCGCTACAGCGCCCGGATAACAAGCCCCTGTCCGACGAGTATTACGAGCGGCTGAACGCCCGCACCAGCGAGCTGGCCCAGAGCCTTGGCAACGAGGCGCAGCGCCAGCTATTCCAGCAGCGCGCAGCCGAGCGCTTGGCGCAGTTCCGCGGCAACCTGATGAACTACGAGGGGCAGGAGAACACCAACTACCAGCTCTCCGTGGCCGAGGGCACCGTCGCCACCGCCAGCCGGGAGATGGCCGCCTTCTACAACGACCCCGCCCGCATCGATCAGTCGGTGCTGTCGATCCGCGCCGCAGCCATGAAGGACGGTCGCCTGCGTGGCCTGTCCGCCGTGCAGATCGAAGACCGCACCACCAAACTCGTGAGCGCCGCCCACCTCGGCGCCATCGAGCAGGCGCTGGCCACCAACAACCCGCTCTACGCGGAGCAGTACCTGCGGACCTACAAGGCGCAGATGGACCCCGCGGATCTCCTCAAGGCCCGTGCCAGCGTCGACGAGCTGGCCTCGGTCTACATCGGCAACGCCAAGGCCAACCAGACGTTCACGGCATACACCCAGGCGGACAACCCGACCGACATGGACCGGGTGACCGCGATCACCATGCAGACCGAGTCGGGCGGCCGGCGCTTCGGCGCGGACGGCCAGCTGCTGACCTCCCCGGCCGGCGCCAAGGGCGAGATGCAGGTGATGGACGGCACGAACCTCGACCCCGGCTATGGCGTGCGCCCGGCCGCGGACGACTCCCCGGACGAGCGGGCGCGCGTGGGGCGTGACTATCTGCACGCCATGGTGCGGGAGTACGACGGCAACCTGGCACACGCCTGGGCGGCCTACAACGCCGGACCGGGGGCGGTGAACAAGGCACTCGAGGAGGCCGCCGACGAAGGCAACCCCGCGGGCTGGTTGGACAAGCTGCCCACGGAGACGCAAAACTACGTCGCCAGGAACCTGCAGGCCTACGCGAAGGGCGAAGGCCGCCCGGCCACGCCGTCGCTGGAGGAGCTACACGCGCGCCTCGACGCCGACCCGGATCTGCGCACCCGCCCGAACGCCCTGCAGAAGGCCCGCGAGGAGCTGAACCGCCGCTACACCCTCTACACCAAAGGCCAGGCCGAGACCCGCAGCAACGCCTTCGCCGAGGGCATGCGCCACATCGAGAACGGCGGGCGCTACGACACCATCCCCCGCGAGATCCGCGATAAGGTGGACCCAAGCAAGTGGGACGATCTGCGCAAGTACGAGGAGACGGTGCGCGGCAACGGTCGGCAACATTCGGACCTGGCCACCTACCAGCTGCTGGCTAGCGACCCCGAGCGCGTGCGCAACATGAGCGAGAGCGAGTTCTACGCCCAGCGCCAGTACCTGTCGGAGTCGGACTTCAAGAAGTTCTCCGACATGCGCGGCCGAACCCCAACCGGCGAGAAGGCACCCGGCACGCTGGACCAGGCGATGATCAACAACGTGGTGGACAGCCGGCTGCAGAGCATGGGGCTGGACCCCAAAGCCAAGGGCGGTGCAGCACTTGCTAGAGTCGGCGCGATCCGCAAGACGATCAACGACGAGGTGCTTCTGCGCCAGCAGGCCGAGGGCCGCGCGTTCAACGACGCGGAGATCACGAAAGTGGTCGACGAGCTGTTCCTGAAAACGCGCTCGTTCAAGAACGAAAGCTGGCTCTCCCGGTTCATGGGCAACGCAGACGAGGTGCGCAAAGCCACACTGTTCGGCGCTACTGTCGGCGACATACCCAAAGAGCTACGCACTGCAATCGAAGCTGACTTCCGGGCTCAAGGCATCGACGAGCCGACAGATCAGCAGATGCTGGAAGCGTTCTTCATGGGAGACCTCAGGCAGCAATAAACGGACCCCATCACATGGCTGACGAAAAGAACATCCCGCTCTATGTCGATCCACAAATCCTGGCGCGGGACTTGAGCAACAGCCTCTCGGTCGCATCACGCTCCACCACTTCACCAGATGATGAATCCCAACTGCGCGCGGCCTCGCGCCGGTTGGGCATCCCTCTTGAAACCGCCCGCACCGACCCCGCCGCGACCAAGCAAGCGGTCGCGCAGGAGAGTTTCGACGCCACCGACTACGCCAAGCGCTTCCCCACCGCCGCCGCCTATCTGGCCAACCCGGACAACGCGCTGGTGGCCCGCGACGACGTCGAGCAGCTGTCGGCCGTCGAGCAGGCGATCCGCGGCCGGATCGATCAGAACATGCTAGGCGACCTGGGCGTGGGCCCCACGCAAGCCGCGACAGACCGCCTGCTCCCTGACTACGCCGCCGAGCGGCGCGAGCGCGAGCGGGTGCTGCGCACCGAGGGCTTCGCCGCGGCTTCCGCGCTCAGCCGCCGCCAGCAGCAGCGCCGCGAACTGCTGCGTGCAACCGGCATCATCGGCGAGATTCGACAGCCCGAGGCCGCCCCCGGCAACATCCTCTCCGGCCTGGCCACCGACGCCACTACCGGGTTCAAGTCCGCCAAGCTCGGTCTGGCCCAGCAGATCGGCGATCTGTTCGGCGGCAACGAGGAGCGCACCGAACAGTACAACCGCCAGCGCGGGCAGCTTGACTTCGAGCGGCAGCTTGCCACGCCCGAGTTCGACACCAACGTCGCGCGCTGGACCTACGGCGGCTTCTCCTCGCTCGCGCAGACGGCACCCGCGATGGGCCTGTCAATGGCCACCGGTAGCCCTGCGCTGGGCCTGGGGCTGATGGGCCTGCAGACCTATGGCGAGGCCTACGGTCGCTACCGCGGGCGCGACGCGAGCAAGGGCATGGCGAGCCTGGGCGCCGCCGGCGAGGCCTCGGTGGAGGTGCTTACCGAGCTGGTACCGATGAAGTTCGCCGTCGACCGATTGGGCAAGGCTGGCCTCACCGACTTCTTCGCCGGCTTCCTGGGACGCGACATGGCCGGCGAGCAGATCGCCACGCTCGCGCAGGACGCCATCGACACCGCTATTGCCAACCCCACCAAGACGTGGAACGACTACCTGGCCGAGCGCCCCGAGGCGGCTATCCAGACAGCGTTCGCGACGCTGGTGCAGTCGGGTACGCTCGCCACCATCGGCGAGGGCGTCGGCCGCCTGGCCGGTACGCTGGACCGCAACCAGTACGCCGCCGACACCGCCAACCAGAACGCGCAGCAACTGGCCGACCTGATGACCGCCGCCGCGGCCAGCATGACCCGCCAGCGCGACCCGCAGACCTTTGCGCAGCTGGTGCAGGGCGCCGCCGAAGACTCCGGCAGCTCGCCCACCGAGATCTTCATCGACGCCCGCGTGCTCGCCCCGCTGCTGGAATCCGCTGGCATGACGCCGGAGCAGCTCGCCCAGTCCCTGCCGAGCGTGCAGGAGCAGCTGGAAGAGGCGCTGGCCACCGATGGCGCCGTCGCCATTCCAATTGGCGAGGCCACTGCAGCCTTCGCCGGCTCGGGGCTCGAGCAGGAGATCGTGCGCAACGCGCGCGTCTCCGAAGACGCCTGGACCGCCGCCGAGGCGGAAGAGGGTGCGCAGCTGCTGGCCCAGCTGGAGCAGGATGCGCAGAAGGTGCTCGCCGAGCAGACCGAGGCGCAGGCCTGGGAGGACAGCAGCAACGCCGTATTCGACACCCTGATGGGTGAGCTGAGCAAAGCGGGCCGCTTCACCCCCGACGTGAACCGGGCTTACGCCACGCTGGTGCGCAACTTCTACGCGGTGCAGGCCAGCAAGCTGGGCATCACCCCGCAGGAGATGTACGCGCGGTTTCCGCTGACCGTGACCTCCCGCGCACCAGGGCAGCAGCAAGCCCAGGTGTTGGACCAGTACGCCTCCAGCGTTACACCAGAGGCCAAACCTGGCGCGCTCACGGTGCAGGGCGTTCACTTCTCCACCACCCGCCGGCCGGTCCTCGATGGCCGTTTCTTCGGCACCGGGTTGAAGGGCGCCGAGCGCGCACGTTTGGCTGGCTTGCCCGAGGACAGTCCGCTGCGCTCTCGCGTGCTGGCCTACGTCGACGAGGGCGCCGGCGTGCGCCCGGAGCAGGGCGTAGGCAGCGTCGAGCACGGCGTCACGATGTCGAACATCTACGACACCGGCAAAGACCCGCTCGGCATCTGGACCGGTGCGGACGCCAACGCGCGCGAGCAGGCTGTGCTCGACGCCGGCTTCGACGGCTACTACGTCCCAGGCGTCATGGCCGTGGGCGGCGGCAAAACCTCCGGCGTCGTGGCGCTGCTGGGCGAGGCGGCCTACAACGTGCCGACCACCGAACGTGCCGCCCCCGCCGAAGCCGCCGCGCAGGCGCGAAGCCCGCTGCAGGCTGCGCTCGATGCGCTCGACGCGAGCAACCGACTGCCAGCCGGTCAGATTGCGCCGAGTCGCCTGGGCGAGCTGACTGAACGCCTCGAGCCGGAGCTGTACGCTACGCTCGCCCCGACTGGCATGTTCGAGGGCAACGAGCCGCGCTACCGCGCCGACATCATCGCCGACGCCCGCAACAGCGAGGTCTTCAACCAGTCCCTGTCCACCCGTGTGCCCAGCGCCGTGCGCGCCACCGAGGATGCACTGGCCAACGTGCTCGCTATCGACTTCGCCTCGGTGCTGGCTGACGAGAAGACGCTCGCCAAGAACGCGGCAACCCTGCGCGCCATGCCGAACATGCGCCCGACCAAGGCGCGCAAGCCGGCCAAGGTCGTCGAGCAGTTCGTGGAGCACGTCGTCGATAACCTGCTGTTCCTTCACGATCTGATGCCAGCCGAGCAGCGCGACCGCGCGAAGCTCTGGTACGACGGCGGGCGCAAGATGGCTGAGGCCTGGGCCAACCGGTACGGCATCTCCGAGATGCAGGCCGCTGCGGCTATTGCCGTGCTCAGCCCGCAGAACGACTGGTTCCAGAACGTCAGCGCCGCCGAGCGCACCGCCGACATCCTGTTCGGCATGCGCGACTTCCAGTGGGACGACGCGATGAGCGTCGAGGCCGACCGGATTCTGGGCGACAAGACCGACCCGAAGATGGAGCTGGCGCGAGGCAAGAAGCTCTCCGAACTGCTCGACCGGCCGGACCTGGCCGCCCGCTGGGTTCGCGTCTTCGACCAGACCCACAACAGCCGCGCGTTCAACGTGCTAACCCCGGAGGGCGGCGCTGCAGGCCTGCGCACCACCGCGAGCGGCAACCCGGCCACGATGGCTTGGAAGACCTACGACAACATCGCCGCCGCCATCTCCATCTATCTGGACGGGCGCGCCGAGAACGTCTTCCACCAGCTCGGCCGCGAGCACAAGGTGCGCAACTTCTACAACAACATCTTCGACCCGAAGTCGGAGATGGGCTTCGCCACCATCGACACCCACGCCGTGGCTGCCGCCCTGCTCCGCCCCCTCGCCGGTGGGGATCTGGAGGTCGTCCAGAACTTCGGCGGCGCGGGCTCGGCCAGCTCCAGCATCACCGGCCTGTCCGGCACCTACCCGATCTATCTGGAAGCCTACCGGCGCGCGGCCGAGGCCCGCGGTCTGCTGCCGCGCGAGATGCAGTCGATCACCTGGGAAGCGGTGCGTGGCTTGTTCGAGGGGCCGCGCAAGAACGCGATGAAGGCTCCGGCCAATGCGATCTGGGAGCGCTACAAGGCGGGCGAGATCGACCAGGCGCAGGCCCAGGCCGAGATCGTGAAGCTGGCCGGCCACATCACCCCGCCGACTTGGACCGAGGCCGAGTTCAACGACACGCCCGGCCGCACCTACGAGGGCGACGCCCAGCGCGCCATCGACGAGCGCGGCGACGCTGGCGCCGGTGAGGCGGCCGAGGCGCGCGTGATGTTCGAGGTCGCCCCAGACCCGAACGACGCTGCGCTCACCGAGCAGTGGAATGCTTTGTCGGACGCCGAGCGGCTGGAGATCAGCCAGCAGGTGGCCGCCCAGGTGGTCCCGAAGGTGCTGGCCGAACTCTCCACCACCGGCGACTTCGTTATGCAGCTGGGCGGCTACCTGGGCGCGACCAACCCGTCGATGACCCTGCGACTGGACCGTCCGGAGCTGGCCGTGCAGGCCGCCAAGCTGCTGGGCCACGCGCTGGCGCAGGACAGCATGATGGTGGTCACCGAGACCCAGGCCATCGGCACCGAACCGGTAGGGGCGGTCACGATCTCCCTGCCGGAGGGTTATGGCGCCAACGAGGTCACCGCGCTCTACGACCGCCTGTTCGAGCTGCAGGAGAACGGCGAGCCGCTGGTCGGCGGGCACACAACGGCCAACGGCCAGATGACTATCCTGAACTATTCCGCTCTGTCCAACGAGGATCTGGCGGGTAGGATCAACGAACACCTGGGCGACGAATTCCAGATTCACGTCGATCAGGTCTATTCCGCTTTCCCGCAGAAGAGTGAGTACGGCTATGCCAGTGATCAACAGGACGGGGCAACCGCTCCCGGCAAATCATCCGCTCAAAGGCGGCCTGATAGTCTGCGGCGCGAAGCGACCCAGCTCGTCCGCGAAGCCCTCGCAGCCCGAGCAGAGCCTGAAGGCGTCGACCCCGCAGCCGCCGAGCGCGCCATCTTCAACCAAGGAGCGCTGACCGATGCCCAAGGTGCCAGAGCAGGTGGAGACCGAGCAGGACGGTATTCGAGCGGAAGCCTTGCGCCGCTTGAGGGTGCGCCAACTGTTGAAGGCGCAACCGGCCCGGACCCCCGCCTCGTCGCAGTCGCAGAGCAGTACGCCCGCGAAAACGGAATCCCGCTCCGCCGGCAGGCGCAATACGTCGAAGTAGACCCCGAGCGCGCCGCCCGCATCGCGGCCGCCTACGAGGCGATGCCGCACGCCCCTCAAGACCCGGTGGTCAAGGAGGCGTTCGAGAATCTGATCCGCCAGACCATGGCGCAGTACAAAGCGCTCGAGACCGCCGGCTACCAGTTCTACCTTGTGGACGAGACCAACGACCCATACGCCGGGAACCCCTGGAACGCCATGCGCGATCTGCGGGCCAACCAGCGGATGGGCGTCTTCGCCACCGAGGCTGGCTTCGGCAGCGGTGCCACCGAGCTGAACGTCGACGACAACCCCCTGCTGGCCGACACCGGTCTGACCTGGCCCTATGGCTCGCCGGATGGCCCGCCGAAGCGTGTGCTGGCCAACGACCTGTTCCGCGCGGTTCACGACGCCTTCGGCCACGGCCTCGAGGGCGCAGGCTTTCGGGCACGCGGCGAGGAGAACGCCTGGCAGGCGCACGTCCGGCTCTTCACCGGTTCGGCGGTCGCTGCGATCACCACGGAGACCCGCGGCCAGAACAGCTGGCTGAACTACGGCCCCTACGGCGAGCAGAACCGCACCGCCAAGGTGGAGGACACCGTGTTCGCCGACCAGAAGACCGGCCTGATGCCGGAGTGGACCTGGACCGAGGGGCGTGTCGCCGACGAGGCAGAGCAGGGCGACGTGTTCAACCAGTCGGCGCAGACCGACACAATCCTCGTGGAGGGCATTGCTCGGCCAACAACAAACAGCAACGGCGCGCCGCTGAGCCAGACCGAAGAGGGCATTCAGGCCTTCTGGCGCTGGTTCGGCGACAGCAAGATCGTGGATGACCAGGGGCGCCCCTTGGTTGTCTATCACTCCACCCTGGACGATAAGCAGGTGTTCGACAAGCACGGCCAGTTCATGGGCTACACAGGCGTTAGCGGCATCTCGGTAACCGACAACCCCGAGATGGCAAGCCGGTATCTTGACCGGTACGACGAGTTCGGCTGGGTCGACGGCAAGCCCAACCAACCGTTCCAGAAGAACGTGATGCCGCTCTATGTTCGGGCGGAGAACCCGCTCGAGCGCGACGAGCCGATCAGGACCAATATCCCGCTCGGAGCCCCGTTGCCGGAGGGTTACGTCTCGGAAGTGGAAAAGCAGGGTTACGACGCCCTAATCCGCAACGACGCGATCAGCCGTAAGGGTGGCGTCAAGCACTCCGACGCTAAGAATGCCATCCGCGGACGCGAGATCGTTGTCTTCGACCCGACCCAGATCAAGTCCGCCATCGGCAACACCGGCGGGTTCGATCCAGCTGACCCGAACATCCTCAACCAACCCGGCCAGGCACGCGCCACATTCAACCCCAGCACGCTGAACATCGCGCTGCTAGAGAAGGCGGATCTCTCCAGCTTCCTGCACGAGACCGGGCACTTCTTCTTCGAGATGCAGGCCACGCTAGCCGCGCAGCCCAACGCGCCGGCAGAGGTCGTCGCCGACATGCAGACGCTGCTCGACCACGTTGGATACACCGGCACCGCGGCTGAGTGGCTGGCTCAGCCGCTCAACGCGCGCCGAGAAGCGCACGAGACGATTGCCGAGACGTTCGAGCAGTACCTGTTCGAGGGCAAGGCCCCGAGCGCAGAGCTGCAGAGCGTGTTCCGCCGCTTCCGCTCCTGGCTGATCAGCGTCTACCGCAGCCTGCAGCAGATGCTCGCCACCAACGAGCGCGCGAGTCTGAACCCGGAGGTGGCCGCGGTCTTCGACCGGATGATCGCCACCGACGAGGCCATCGCCGCGGCGCAAGCCGTGCGTCAGTTCGAGCCGCTGTTCCGCAGCGCTGAAGACGCCGGGATGGAGCCAGAGGCGTGGGCCGAGTACCAGGCCACGCTGCAGGAGCAACAGGCCGAGGCCATCGAGGAGCTGCAGGCCCGCACGCTGCGCGATCTGAAGTGGCTGGACAACGCCCGAGGCCGCAAGCTCAAGGAGCTGCAGAAGGCTGCCCAGGCGCTGCGCAAGGCCGTGCGCGACGAGGTCACTGCGGAGGTGAACGAGCAGCCGATCTACAAGGCGATGGAGTTCCTGAAGTTCGGCAGCCTCACCGACGAGGACGGTTCGCAGATCCAGATCGAGGTCACCAAGGCCGCGAAACTGAACATCACCGAGCTGGAGCGCATGTACCCGGAGGGCGAGCTGGGCACCGGTGTCGAGTGGCGCAAGCTGGGCTACGGCAAGTATGGCATGCTGTCCGACGCGGGCCTGCACCCGGACACCGTGGCCGAGATGTTCGGCTTCCGCTCCGGGCGCCAGCTGGTCACCGAGCTGCTGAACGCTGAGCCGAAGGCCAGCGTGATCGAAGGCATGACCGACCAGCGCATGCTGGAGCGCCACGGCGACATCTCCTCGCCGGAGGCGATGGCCGAGGCCGCCAACGAGGCGCTGGCCAACGATGCCCGCTCGCGGCTCGTCGCAACCGAACTCAAGGCCGTGACCAAGGCAACCGGCTCGCCGGCGGCCCTGACCCGTGCCGCGCGCCAGGCCGCTGAGCAGATCGTGGCCGCGAAGCCCGTGCGCAACCTACGCCCGGATCTGGCCGCTGCCAGCGCCGCCCGCGCCCGCAAGGCCGCGGAGAAGGCGATGGCCTCCGGCGATACCGCGGCAGCCGCTCAAGCCAAGCGCACCGAGATCCTGCAGGTGCAACTGGAGCGGGCGCAGCGCCGCGCGCAACAGGAGCACGACAAGGCCCTGGCCGGGTTCAAGAAGATCTTCAAGGGCACCAACGAGAAGCTGGCCAAGTCGCGCGACGTCGCGATGGTCACCGCCGCTCGCGCCGTGCTCGCCCGCTACGGCCTGGCGCCGAACACCAGCGCCGCCAACGCGCAGGCCTACCAGCAGTTGCTGGAGAACTACGACGGCGCGATGGCCGCCGACATCAAGTCGATCCTGCAGGGCCTGCCGCCGTCGGTGGACTTCCGCGACCTGACGGTCGAGCAGTTCCGCGGAATGCGCGACGTGGTCAACGGCCTCTACTACCTGTCGCGCCGCACCCGCCAGATGGAGATCGACGGGCAAAAGGTCGACATCGACGCAATCGCCGACGAGCTGGTGGCCATTGTGACCGAGCGCTCGGGCGGCACCATTCCGCCGCTGCCAGGCTACACCGGGACGCCGACCGGCCTGGACAAGTGGAAGGCCTCGCTGCTGAGTGCGAAGGCCAGTCTGACTCGCGTGGAGACCTGGGCCGACAACTGGGGCCCGGCGTTCAAACGCTACATCTGGCAGCCGGTGTCCGAGGCGACCACCATCATGCGCGACAAGCGCAACGCCCTGGTGGCACAGTACCGCGACCTGCTCAAGTCCATCGAGAAGGGCATCACCTACAACAAGATCGACGCGCCCGAGCTGGGCCCCACCGGCTTCGTGTTCAACGCGGGCAAGTCCGAGCTGCTACACGCGGTCCTGCACAGCGGCAACCAGTCGAACCTTACCAAGCTGCTGCTCGGCCGAGGCTGGGGCACGCTCGACGCCAACGGGCAACTGGACACCAGCAAGTGGGACCAGTTCATCACCCGGATGATCAACGAGGGCGTGCTGACCAAGGCCGACTTCGACTTCGCGCAGGGCGTGTGGGATCTGCTGGAGACGGTGAAGAAAGACGCCCAGGCCGCGCACAAGGAGATGTACGGCTACTACTTCAACGAAGTGACCGCGGACCCGATCAACACCCCGTTCGGCACCTACCGTGGCGGCTACGTCCCGGCGCTGGCCGATAGCCTGTCCTCGCCGGATATGGCGCAGAAGCGCGAGCAGGAGGAGCTGCTGCACGCTGGCAACTCGTTCATGTTCCCGACCACCGGCAAAGGGTTCACCCAGTCGCGCGTCTTCTACAACAAGCCGCTTGAGCTGGACCTGCGGGCCATCGGCCAGCATCTCGACAAGGTGTCGCGCTTCGCCTACCTCGAGCCCGCGATCAGGGACGTGGCTCAGCTGATGGGCAACAAGCGGGTCGCCCGCGCGCTCAACGGCGCGAGCCCTGGCGCGATCAGCGACATGTTGACCCCATGGTTGCAGCGCACCGCGCGGCAGAGCGCATCGATGCCTGGTAAGAACCCGAAGATGAACCGGTTCTTCAACGGGCTGCGCAGCCGCACCGGGTTGCTGTTCATGTTCGGCAACATCGTGAACACCCTGCAGCAGCTCACCGGGTTTAGCTTGGCCGCACTCAAGGTGCCGGCGCCGAAGCTGCTGCGCGCCACCGCCAGCTACCTGGCCCATCCGCTCAAGATGCGCCAGCAGGTGGGCGAGCGCTCGCCCTGGCTGGCTGAGCGGATGGCGAACCAGTCCTACGCGATGCAGGACCAGATCGACCAGATCCTGACCAACCCCAACCCGTACGAGCAGTTCACCGACTTCGTGCGCCGCCATGCCTACTTCCTGCAGCAGGCCATGCAGAACGTGATGGACCCGATCATCTGGACCGGGGGCTACGACCACGCCATCGCACAGGGGGCCACCGAGAAGGAGGCGCGCCGCTACGCGGACGAGACGGTGCGCACGACGCAGGGCAGCTTCGCGCCGGAGGACATCTCGGCGTTCGAGGTGCAATCGCCCTTCGTGCGGCTGTTCACCCAGTTCTACGGCTACTTCAACATGTGGGGCAACCTGATCGGCAACGAGGCGAACAAGGCGGTGCGCGAGGCCGGTTTCGTACGGGCGAGCCCGCGGCTGATGTTCATCTGGTTCGCCGGCCTCGCGATCCCGGCGTTCGTCGCCGAGCTGATCTCCCAGGGCACCCCGGACGACGAGGATGACGAGGACGGCGACGGACTGCTGGATGAGTGGCTGGCCATGTTCTTCGGCAGCCAGGCCAAGTCGCTGGCCACGATGATCCCAATCGCGGGGCACGGCGCGGTGCTGGTCGCCAACCAGTCCGATAGCCGAGTGTGGAACGACCGCCTCAACGTCGGCCCCGCGCTGTCCGCGGGAGAATCCGCGGGCAAGGGGCTGGCAGCGATCCTCACCGGCGAGGTGTTCGACGAGGAGTTCACGAAGACCGAGTTCCGCAGCCTGCTCACCCTGCTGGGCTTGGGCACGGGACTGCCGGTAGCGCCGGTGGCGCGGGCTGGTGGTTACCTGTTCGACGTCGAGTCAGGTCGCAAAGACCCACAGTCTGCAGCCGAGATGGGCATCGGGATAGCAACCGGCCGCTAGTGCGCTTAGGGGTGGGGCTGGCCGCTACTCTGCGGGCAGTATCCACCCCAAGGTGTCGACATGACCATCAATTCCGAAACACGAGTCGCGGGGCCTTTTGATGGCAACGACTCCACCGTATTCTTCCCCTTCACCTTCAAAGTCTTCGACGCGGACGAGGTGCGGGTGGTCGCCGAAACAGGCGCCGTTGAGACCGACCTCGAGCTGGGGACCGACTACACGGTCACCCTGAACGCCGACCAGAACGCAGCCCCTGGCGGCAGCGTCGTGCTGGCCAACCCGCTCGCAACCGGCACTCGGCTCACCCTCACCTCCGCGCTGGAGATGCTGCAACCGGTTGACCTGACCAACCAGGGCGGCTTCTACCCCCGCGTCATCAACTCCGCGCTCGACCGACTGACGATCCTGCTGCAGCAGCTTGCATCGGTGGTCAGCCGCACCCTCAAGTTCCCCCTGAGCGATGGGCCAGTGGGCGATCTGCCTGGGCGATCTGCGCGTGCCGGAACGGTGCTGGCCTTCGACGAAGCCACCGGCGAGCCGGTTGCGGGGCCGGACATCGCCTCCGTCAACGGCGTGGTTGGCGCGCTGGTGGCTATCAACACGGTGTCCGACAACATCGTGGACGTAAACACGGTGGCGGACAACATCGCCGACGTGAACACCGTGTCGGACAACATCGCCGACGTGAACACGGTGGCCGGCAGCATTACCGACGTGAACACCGTCGCGGGCAACATCGCGGACGTGAACACCGTTGCGGACAACATCACCGATCTGTCGAACTTCTCCGGGGTTTACTACGGCCCCAGCGCGACCGACCCAACCACCCGGCGCGACGGCTCCCCGCTGCAGGTAGGCGACCTGTACTTCAGCACCGTCACCAACGCAATGCGCGCCTACAACGGCAGCGCTTGGCGCGAGTCCGTGACTGGCGCTGTGACAGTGCAGAACCTTTCGGGCGATGGCGTGGAGACCGAGTTCCTGCTCGACTACGCGCCGGAGTCTGAGGGCATCACCAACGTATTCATCTCGGGCGTATACCAGCAGAAGAACACCTACGATCTAGGTGGCGCTAACGGCGACGTGCTGATCTTCGACGAGGCGCCCCCGGCAGGCACGGACAACATAGAGGTGGTGGTTTCGTCCTTGGTCCCAAGCGACGACAAGCTGCGGCAGGAGCTGTCGCTAGACGCGAGCGGCATGATTGGGCTGAACGGCTCGACATTGCGCGGCTTCTACGGCGAAAAGGTTAGCATCGAATCCTTCGGCGCTGTGCCTGGCGGCGACATCGCCGACGCTTGCGATGCCGCTCTGGCAGCGCTGGCCGGTACAGACAAAGTGCTATACCTGCCAAATACGGTTTACAAAATCAGCAGAACCATCCGACTCGACGGGCTGAATGTCTACAGCGACGGTTGTGAGATTCAGAAAGACTTCGATGGCGTAGGTATTGAAATCCAAGGGGGCGCAGACTATTTCGATCTTGAGGGGACGCTTTATCTGCGCGGCACTGGTGCCGGCTTCTATGATCCGACCCTGCCTGGTGCTGTGCCCCCGGCAAACCCGAACGCTCACGGCGTATGGTTCAACAGCGCGCGCATTCGCATCCGTGGAAAGATCATCTGCCAGTATCACCAGGGTGACCTGTATCGCTTCACCTGCGCCGGCAACATGAACAAGACCAACATCGACGCCCTTTGGGGTTGGTGGGGCGGTCGCGGGGTTTATTTCGAGGGTACGCAGGATGACTTCAGCGTCTGCGAAATCAACCTGTTTATGCAGTTCACCTGGGGTTCAGGCATCGCAACCTCTGCTGACTTTATGGGTCGCGACTGGAAAGGGTTTTGGTACTCGGAAAACGCTGCGCTAGATGGTGTATCCCCCGGCATGGATATCAAAAAGTTGCGAAGCAGTGACTTGACTATCTACTGTGAGCAACAAAACACCGCTCGTGAAGTGGTGCTTGGTGCTGCTTGTAATCGCAACACTATCCGCAGCTTCCGGCACAACAAAGACGATGACTACGCTGGTGCAGCGGGCAACAACACTTGGCTGGATGGAGGCTGGAAGTATAACCCTGGATTCCCCGGAGACACTCGCACAGCCACGCCTTCCATTATTCGGGGTGATCGTGTTCGCTCAAACACGTCTGGCGAGTATGTGGCGCAAACATTCCTGGGCGGATCAGCACTGCTCGGGTCCGTTCGTGGCGAAGGTGGAACCACGTCCCCTTACATCAAGCTGGTCTCTGCAAATGGTGGTAGTAGCATTGCGCTAGCTAACGATGATTTTTCGGTGACCATCGCCGGTAACCGCGCGCTAAAGTGGTCTAGTACCGGACTCACACTTGGCGTGGGCGCCTTTGACGTGAGCGGTACAACGAGCGGTAAGGAGGTGGACGTAACCACTACCAGCTTGAAGTCGAGCCGTAATAGCACGGCGGCGCGCGATCATCTGGAGTTTTACAACCCGAACGGAAAGGTCGGCGGCATCTCTACTTCTGCTACCGCCACCACTTACGCCACTTCATCTGATCGCCGCCTGAAAGAGAACATCGAGGAAGCTGACAGCGCCTCCGTCGTGATTGATGCAATTCAGGTCGTGCAATACGACTGGCTTGCCGACGGTAGCCACGAAGACTGGGGCGTGGTCGCGCAGCAGGTTGCTGAGGTCTACCCGCGAGCTGTCACCGAGACAGATCAGTTCATGGTCGATTACAGCAAGTTTGTCCCTCTGCTGATCAAGGAGGTACAGGAGCTTCGTGCGCGCGTTGCGTCTCTTGAGGCGCCGGTCGAGTAAGTCCTAACAGCCCCGCCAGCCGGGGCTTTTTCTTTGGTGCGCTTAGGCCAGCATCTGGGCTTTACCCTCCGGGGCATAGTCCCAGGAGCGGCCATGAATGACCACCAAAGTCCCCAACTATATGTTAGAAGCGTTTGAGCCCGCCGCCTGCTTCCGCACCAGCCACAGCCTCGAGCAGACCGCCGGGAGATGCGCTTCGGGGGGTTTGCAATCTGATGCCTGAAGATCGCCGACAGTGGCACTTGGACAAGACGTTCAACATCAGCCACATCCTAACGACCGTCGCCATCGCCGGCTCGATGTTCACCTACGCAAACAACATGGACAAGCGGGTGGCGGTGCTCGAGGAGCGGGTTAACACCCAAACGGAGGTCGCCCAGCGCGCCCAGCAGGACATGAAAGACCTGACGGGGGAAGTCAAGTTTGAACTCCGCGCCCTGCGCGGGGAGATCCTCGAGCTGATCAAGAGGCGCCAGCCGTGAACTTCGACCGAGCGTTCGACGTCCTCATCGGCCACGAGGGTGGCTACTCCAACAACCCGCGCGACCCTGGTGGCGAGACGATGTGGGGTATAACCTTCCGGGTTGCCCGAGCGCACGGCTACTACGGCCCGATGCGCAACATGCCACGCAGCATTGCCAAGGACATATACCGGCGATCCTACTGGTCCGAGATCCGCGCCGACGAGCTGCCGGATGCGCTCCGGTTTGACCTGTTCGATACCGCGGTCAACTCTGGTGTGGCGCAGGCGGCCAAGTTCCTGCAGCGCGCCGTCGGCGTACCGGACGACGGCATCATCGGCCCGCAGACCTTGGCCGCTGTCCGCGCTGCAGATCCGCAGCTGATCGACAAACGCTTCAACGGCCACCGACTCCGGTTCATGGCGGACCTCAAGGTCTGGCCCGACTTCGCGCGCGGCTGGGCCCGCCGTATTGCGTTCAACCTGATCGAGGATTGACCCATGAGCCTGGTCGGACTGGCTACGGCCCTCATCCCCGCGTTGTCCAACGTCCTCGACCGGGCAATCCCCGACCCCGAGCAGCGGGCGAAGGCGCAGCTGGAGATGATGAAGCTGCAGCAGGAGGGGGCATTCAAGGAGCTGGACGCCGAGCTGCAGGTCAACCTGGCCCAGGCCCGGATCAACGAGGCAGAGGCGCAGCAGTCCGACTTCTTCCGTGGTGGCTGGCGCCCGGCGGCGGGGTGGGCGTGCGTGTTTGGCCTCGGGTATGAGTTCATGTTGCGACCGTTGCTGCCTTGGGCGCTGGCGGTTGCGGGCGCCGAGGGCATACCGGCGCTGCCCTCGCTGGATGACGTCCTGTTCGAGCTACTGTTCGGCATGCTCGGCCTGGGCACTCTGCGCACGGCGGATCGGTGGAAGCGGGCCAACGTGTCGAAGGAGATCGCCAAGAGCAAGTAGCTCTGGCGGATGTGGAAAAGGCCCCTCGGGGCCTTTCCTTTTTGCGCTGGCTACGGCAGCTTGTATTTGTCCCGGCAAGGCGCACAGGCGCCATGCACCAGGCGGCCGGACCAGTAACCGCAGAACTCGCAGTCGCCCTCCACGCCTGGCTGAAGATCTGGCTTTGGGCGGTTGGCCAAGGCCTGCTGCCGGTGCAGCTCTTCCAGCTCCGCGGCGGTATCGAATTGGTCAGCCATTACTTCTTCTCCAGATGGATGATCGCCCCGGCGATGTAGTTGATCGCGCCCAGCAGCTCGCGCACTGCGGCCTCGGTGTCCATGCGGAGGGACTCCTGCATCTTCTTGCCTGCCTGGCCGAGGGCGAAGCCCAAGCCGTACAGGTCGATCAGCTTCTGCATGGGCTGGTCCTCGAAGGCCTGACCGCCGGCGTGGCGTTGGGCGCCCTTGCCGTAGGCCGCTTGGTCATAGGCGCGCTCGAGCACGAGGTTCAGACTCGCGTAGTCCAGCGTCCGCTGCACTTGTGAGGGTTCGCGGTTGGGGAACGTCTTGTCATAGTGCTCGCCGGTTGGACCGTTCTGGCCGATGATGTCGATTCGATTGGTCATGCTTTCACTCCCTTCAATCGGTCCAGCAACAGCTGCTGGACACTTGCTTTGGTTTCGACCCGCGCAAGGACAAGCTCGTCGAGCGTGCCCTTGGCGACCAGGTTGTGGATGAACACCGGGCGGTCGTGGCCTGACTGGAACTGGCGCGTCGGGCCGATCCGCTCGATGATCTGTTGGCGCTCCTCGAGGTTGTAGTCGAGCCCGAAGAACACAATGATATTGGTCACGTCCTGCAGCCCGTCGATGCCGTGGCCAATCGATGCGGGGTGCCCGATCCCCACCGGTGCGGTGCCGGTGCGGAACTTCGCCATGCCGGCGGGGGTTGCCAGGTCTACGGCGCCCTTGAAGTGCTTGAGCAGCCGCTCGCGGTCGCTTTTGAACTTGTAGGACACCAGCACCGGCAGGCCGCTGGCCTCCTCGACGATCGACTCCAGGGCTTCGATCTTGCCGTTGTGCAGCTCAGCCCAGGTGTCGGTCTTCTCGTCGAGGTAGATCGCGCCGTTGGCCAGCTGCAGGCACTTGATCGTGCGGCTCGCTGCGTTGAAGGCCTCGATGCCTACCTGCTGGATCTCCAAGAACATGAGCTTCTCCATCTCCCGGTACGCAGCCATCGCCTTCGGCGGTAACACCACCTCGATGTTGTTGACGATGGGCTCGTGCAGGTCGAAGTAGTCCTTGGCCTGGATCGACAGGCACAGATCGTCGATCAGCGCAGTGACCTCGCCGAACGCATGCGGCAGTGGCTCGAGGGTGAAGCCGTCACGGCCGCGCTGGAACCAGCGCTCCTCGAACGCGGTGAAGGTGCGGCCCAAGCGCTTGCCCCCGTCGAGGAACCACATCTGCCCCCACAGGTCCTTTGTGCCGTTCGGCGCTGGCGTACCGGACAGCTCGATGAAGCGGCGCACCTTCTTATGCGCCACCCGGCCCAGGGCCTTCGTGCGCTGACCACCCTGGCGCAGCCGGAATCCCTTGAGCTTCGTCGCCTCGTCCGCCACCACGGTGTCGAACGGCCAGTTGTCGCCCAGGTACTTCACGAGCCAGGGCAGCTGCTCGTAGTTCGTGACGTAGATGTCGGCGTTCTGGCGCAGCGCGGCCTTGCGTTGCGCCTCGCTACCCAGCACCTTGGCGATGCGCAGGTGCTGGGTGTGCTCCCACTTCAGCGCCTCATCGGTCCACACGTCGCGGGCCACGCGCAGCGGGCCAAGGCAGAGGATCTTGTTCGACTCCCCGGATAGCAGCAGGATGTCCGCCGCGGTCAGCACCATCGAGGTCTTGCCGGTGCCGGTGCCGGAGTGCAGCGCGCAGCGCGGGACATCGAGCAGATGCCCGATACCCAGGCCCTGGTACTCGCGCGGTGTGTACTCGCGGGTCATTCTGCTAGCAGCCCGGCAGGCACCTGCACCGTGTCGCCGAGCTTGGCGGCAACGATGGCGCGGCAGGCGGCGATGAGGTGGCCCGGCCCTTTGCTCCAGCGGGTGCGGTGCGATTTACCGTGCGACCGCCACGCCAGCAGGCTAGCACCGACACTATTCGTGTCTTCGTCTATCGAGAACTCCAATTGGTACTCGGTCAGTAGCGGCCCACCTTGCGCCCAATCCTGTGACGGCCAGAAAGGACCGCCGGTGTACAGGCGCCTCTGCACTTGCCATTTTTCTTCGGGGTTGTCTTTCGGAAGCGTGAACACGGCAAGCCCTATTGCCTTTGCCACCGTCCAATCCAGCGCAGGCCCGATCAGCTCGGCGGTCTTCACTTCGATCATCTTGGTCATTCGATTGGCCTGCGGATAATCTGCCAGCCCTTGCAGGTGGCGCATTGGATAAGACCGGCGCTCTGGTAGAAGACGCCGGTGCCTTGCAGCTTGTGGTCGTGCGAGCAGGGGATGACCCGCTGCTCGCCGGTGAATGCGCGGACGCGCTTCTGCAGCTCGGTCAATCCAAGCCACCCCGCTGCTTCATCTCGCGGCGGAACTTCTCCAGGGCCAGCTCCTGCATGTCGCCGCGGGTGACGCCTTTGCGCAGCTGGGCAAGCATCTGATGGAAGGGCAGGGTGCCCGGCTCGTGCATCAGCGGATAGGTCAGCATGTCGGGTGCTCCCAGTTGCGTTGCTCGTAGGCCGTCACCATAGCATCGGCCATTAGGAAGGCCTTGTGCGCAATCACGTTGCGCCGCGGCTCGACGAACTCGCCGAATGTGGGGATCAGCGCCGCCATCGCCCGCTCGGCAAAATCCAGCAGCATGTCTTCGCGTTCTTGCTCGCTAAGTGTTCTCATTGCAATAGCCTCTCTACGCCTTCTATTGAGTCGATCACCTCGACCCGTTGACCCATCGCCCGGAGGCGCTGGTGTTCTCTTTCCTGGTGCGGCTCCGGCTTCTTACCGGGCGCCTTCAGCTCCACAAAAATCGCCTCGGGCTGCCGTGGGTAGGGTCTCTCGCCCATATCGCCCCAGTCGAAGACCCGCAGCGGCAGCAGCACCAACCGATCCGGTGCGCCGCGGCGGCCGATCCACTGGATCTTGCGCACCTCGCCGCCCTCGGCTTTCACCCGCTTTACGAGGTGCTGCTCAATATCCCGTTCACGCATTCGGTTAACCCTCTTGAGCCTGTACTTTAGCAGATGCTTAACCGGCTGAGCAACATCAGTCCTTGCGATACCGATCAGTCTCGAACCCAGCCGCGGCGAGCGGCAGCCCTGGCGCCCAATCCGGCACGGTGGCCATGAACCCGGCCAAGCCGTCGACCGTGAACTCGTCGGTGTCCGGGGTTTCTGTGATCAACTCATCGTGGACCGTGAGCAGGATCTCGTACCCAGCCGGGTCGGCGAGCAGCATGCCGTGCGCCATCACGTCGCGCGCAGCGGCCTGGGTGACGTTCTCGCAGTTGTGGACGATCAGCGGACCATCCGGCGTAGCAACCACGAACCGGTTGCGTGGGCCACAGTTCACGAGGTCATAAACCTGCGCGATACGTCGGGCTCCGCCACCAGCTGCTCCGGCGTTACGTTGCGCGCCAGCCGGTAATAGATCGTCGACATGCCCAACCCCGTGCGCTCGGACAGCTCCGCTGTCGACATCTCGCCCCAGGGCGTCTGCACAACCCTCGACCTCCGCCTGTTCCTGGCCTGCGTGGTGTGCGTAGCCCAACGGCAGTTTGTCGGCGTGTAATTCCCGTCGTTGTCCTCCCGATCCAGCGTCAACCCCGGCTTGTAGGTCGGCCCCATGTCCGCCCAGAACGCCTCGAACGACTCCGCCCACTCCGGGCACACCGAGATCCCACGCCCGCCGTAGTTCTTGAACGCCGCATGCGTCGGACGACTGCACCGGGCAAGCATGCTCGACCACACCGCGAACGCCGGATGCCTTGACATCCCGTGCGAGGTGTTCCGCTGGCCGATAGACCGCTTCCGCATGCAGCCGCAGGACGCCAATATTCCCCTCTTGCCCTGCTTCAAGAATTCCGATGCGTCCATCAACTTCTCCGCTCCGCAGTCGCAGAGCATCACCCACACGGACTTCTTCCCGCTGTTCGACCCGTGGTAGCGCAACGCCGTCAGGTAGCCGACACGCTGCCCGGTTATATCTCTCGCTCTGTGATGCAATTTTCCAACCCTCATCCGTCAGGACTTCGTGGTCTGGCGTCATCCACGCGCCGTGCGCTTGGATCACCTCGGCCTCTCCGTTGCACACCATGCCGTCCTGCTCAACCCACTCGACGCCGTCCCACACCTTGTGCGCGGCCGTTACTTGCTGGATTGCAACCCAGCCAGAGCACGTTAGCACTTTTGTATCAAAGGCTAAACAAAGTTTACCGCCGTAGGTGTGCAACCGAGTCCACTTGCGGGTGTACTGGTGGACGCCCATGTAGCTGATGCGGCCCTTGTCGTCGATCTTCGGCGACGGGTAGCAGAGCGCACGGCCGGATGGCAGGGCGATGCGCAGCCAGCTCCCGTCACGCCGGATCTTGAGGCGGCGACATGGCAGGGTGACACCCGGCGAGCCGGTGGCGGCGCGCACGGTCTGGTCGAGTTCCTTCCAGAACGCAGTCGTCTCCGGGTGGGCGTAGCGCCACAGCCGCTTGAACGACTCGCACACCAGCCAGGCCCGGTCGGACAGGCCGAAGGTGCTGCGCCTCTTTTTCTTCGTCCACTCGAGCATCCCGCGAGCCTCGCCCCACACGTCCTTGGGGATCGCCGCGGCAGCCTGATCGGCCATCGCCTCAAGGTCGATGCCGTAGACCGCGGCGAAGGTCAGGAACGCGCCGACGCCACCTTCGTAGCCGAGCGCCAGCTCCATCACCTTACCAATCTGGCGCCAGCTGCCGTCGCCGTACTCCTTGTTGTCCATAACCGCTTCCGGCGACACGCCGAACGCCTTGGCGTAGGCCAGCGCGTAGAGGTCATGCCCGACGCCGGCGTCGAAGTCGCGGAACGCCTGCAGCTTCCACTCCTCGCCGGCGAGCCATGCCAGGGTGCGGCCCTCGATGTTGGACAAGTCAGCGATGACCAGCTTGCGCCCTTCCGGTGCGATGATGGCGCCGCGCACGCAGGAGGACAGCCGCGCCATCACGTCGGCATAGGCCAGGTCCAGGGCGCCGGCTTTGGTCAGCGCGATGGACTGATCGATCTCCCGCTGCTTGTGGCTTGGCCGCGGGAGGTTCTGCGGCTGGAACACCCGGCCGGCCCAGCGGCCAGTCCGCGCAGCGCCGCAGAACTGCAACACGCCGCGCAGGCGACCGTCGGAGGACACGGCCTTGAGCAGGGTCTTGTACTTGGCCACCGATGTCGTGGTGGCGTCCAGGCGCATGCGCAGCAGCTCCTTCAACGCCTCCGGCAGATCCGGGTCGTCGATCCGGCGTTCTAGCGTGGCTTTCTGCAGGTCCGGTAGGTCGACGCCGTACTCGGCCAGCAGGTGGGCGAGCAGCTGGTCGCGCTTGGTGAGGCTTTCCACCTCGCCGTTGGTAATTACCTGGCCGCGTCGCTTCAGCTCGCGCTTCTCCCGCTCGGCCGTCTCAACGGCGCCGTGCGCCAGGTCCAGGTCGATAGCCACGCCGCGGTCGTTGATCCGCTGGTCGAGGTGCCACAGCGCCAGCTCCTGGCCGCGGTAGTTCCACGTCGGCAGCCGCTTGGAGCTGTCGCGCATCTGCGCGACGTCCTGCTTGCCGTAGGCTCGGAACTGCGCCCACTCCACCGGGTGCGTGATGCGGGTGGCGCGGCGCAGGGTCTGGTTCTTAGGCCTTGGCCTGCAAAATAGCTGAATTAGCTGGCTGCCGATCTTCAGTTTGCGCTGATCCTCCTCCAGGCCTTGCGCCTCACCGAGCTTGTCGAGCGATCCCGGCATCGAGTGCGCGTAGGCCTGAGACATGGTGCAAAACCAGCGCTCCACCGGGATGTCCAGGCCGAGGCCCCAGCGGATCACGGTGCGGTCGAAGGCGGCGTTGTGGAACCGGAGCTGCACCGACGGGTCGAGCAGCATCTCGCGCAGTTCCTTCGGCATGCGCGGGTCTTCGGTGAAGTCGTGGTCGTAGACCTCGCCGTCATCGAGCGCCCACTGGAACAGCATCACCTCGACGTTCTCGGCGTACCGGTGCAGGCCGGCGGAGATGGGCGTCTCGCAGTACGTCTCCGTGTCCGCCCAGAGGATGTGCTTGAAGTCGGTCACTCCCCATCCTCCTGCGCACCGTACAGGGTGTTGTCGAGAATCTGGCGGGTTATGATCGACAGCAGGAAATAGGCTTCGGACGCGGACAGGTCGCCGCAGTCGGCTGTGGTGCGGTCGCCCGCCCAGATCAGGATGCAGTCCTCGACGGCGCCGTATTCGCCAGCGTCGATCTGGTCGGCCAGGGCGCGCAGGCGCTCCGGCACAGTCTGCTTGGGCTTAACCGGGAGGGTTGATACGACCCCGAACTTCGGCTTATCGGTCATGACGGTGTCCTCTTGGTTTGTGCTTTTTGTTAAAGGCGCTTGGGAGTTGCGTGCGCCCTTAACAAAAAGCCCTGCCCGAAGGCAGGGCCAACCCCCACTTGCTACAACCGTTTAGACCAGATCGTCGGCATCATCCTCCGGCGCGTCGACCACGTCGAACTCGTCAGCCGAGGCCGGCGCGCCGCCCGAGAAGGCGTCGCCGTTCTTGACGAACTGCACGCCCTTGAGTGATGCGTTCACGCGCTTGCCGTAGCTGTTGTCCTGCGCCCAGACGTCGAGGATGACGTTGACGTAGCAGCCACCGTAGGGGCGACCGTCAGCAGCGGTGAGCGGCGACTTGTCGCGGTCGATCACGGTCGGGCGGACCTTGTCGGAGGCCGACACCCAGTGCATGTCCTCGAAGCCGGCGTAGACATCGCCGGACTGGTTGGTCTTCTCGTCCTCGCGGTAGCAGACCTTGTCGGTCTTGCGCAGCTGGGAGAGGACGCCAGCGGCCTTCTCGCCCCACTTCTCCTTGGCGACTTGCTCGACCGCCTTGGACAGAGCCTTGGCGTTTGCCGAACCCGGCTCGATAATGAACGTAGCGTTGTAACGGGGCTCGCCACCGTCGGTGCCAGCTTGCGGGGTGAACAGGTGCGGGAAGGACAGACGAACAGACTGCAGGGTTACCTTTGCCATTTTGAATCTCCAATTTCCAGATAGGGATGATGCGGTTTCGGTGTTACGGGAGGGAGTTTAGCAAATGCTAAACCCCTCGGTCAAGCAAATGTCTTCGTGATTTTCCAGATTGCAGCAGACTCACTAGAGACTGGCTCACGCCGTAAAGCTTGGCCACCTCGCGTTGAGTCTTAAGGCCGCGCAACCACAGGATCTCTTGCACCTGCTGGTCGGTTAGCTTGGCTTGCGGAATGCCCGTTCCTCTGCGCTGCCTGCCCTTGGCAACCTTGTCGTCCATGTTGACCTGGTGGTTTCCAAGGAACAGGTGCGCAGGATTGATGCAAGCTGGCACATCACAACGGTGGAGCACGAAGGCGTCGCCTACAGGACCGACAAACTCCTCGTAACTCAGCCGATGCGCCAGCAACGGGCGCCGCCCCATCTCGGTCACCACATTCATCTGACCGTAGCCCGAGGGGAGACAGGCACCTGTCCAGAGCCAGCAGCCCGTCTCGGTTACCGGGATCGAGTGCTTGAGCAAGCGATCCCGTATGCTCACACGAGATCCTCTGCGGTGTCTTCGACCACGTCGAAGTCTTCCGCCACGTTCACTCGAATCGCTTCGCGCTTGTCGCTCGCTGGCACCAGCGTCGGCTTGCCCTCGGCTTTGCCGATCAGCGGCAGCACCTTGTTCCACCGGCGTGGCGAGTCCTTGAGGATCTTCTCGATCTGCGTCGGGCTCTGCAGCGACTGCTTGTAAATCTCGTCCTGCTTCAAGCGCATCGCCTTGAGCGCAGCCTCGGCCGCCTCCTCGTCGGTCCAGGCACGAGCACCGGCGCGGCCCTGCACGAGCTTGAACCCCGGCAGCTCCTCGCCGGACATAGCGCGATCAAACGCGGCAGCGCGGATCTCCTTGCACCAGCCCTCGATCAGGTCGCACTGCGCGAGCAGCCCGGCCAGGTGCTCCGCGTCAGACGGGACCGCGGCGGGGGTACTGCAGCCGCTTGCCACGCTTTCCGCCTCCAGGGCGTCCAGATCCTCGAAGACTGCTTCGGACACCTGGCCCCGCAACTTTGGGCAGGTGCTCCGTCCCTTGCAGTAGTAGGCGTGGCAGTGATCACCTGCCCGCAGGTGCGGCATGATCTCGTCGAGGTCGTGGACACCGATCAGCGCCGCGGCCTGCTGGGCCGACTTGGCGGCGTAGCGGCCGAAGGTCTGCAGCTCCTCGACGGTGACCTCGGAGACGCTCGGCTCCTTCGACTTCGGTGGCTGCACGATCACCAGCACCACGGTCTCGAAGTCCTCGACCAGGCCGAACTCCTCGAGCGCGCCCAGTCCGTAGAGCTTGAGCTGGGTGTTGCCTTTGGCGTCGACGCCACGCTGACCGGTCTTCAGGTCGATGACGTAGATCGTCTTACCGGCGAGGATGATCGCGTCAGCGGTGCCGAAGCTCTCCGGCACCCCGACGACCGCGGAGTAGTCGACCTTCTGCTCGACGAGCAGCTGACCGCCGGTGGTCTCGACGAAGCCGTTCACAACGTCGATGTAGACCTGGGCGCAGTCGATCATCTTGTCGTCGACCTCGTACTTCTCACCCTCGACGTCGATCACACGGCCGCGGAACGCCTCGGCGTCGACCCCGGTGTCCAGGCACCAGGCCGACAGCTCGTGGCAGGCGGTGCCCCAGCGAGCCGCCTCGCTGGAGTTGTCCGGCTTGCCCTGGGACAGCGCGATGCTGCCCTGGGACAGCGCGATGCTGCCCGGGCATGCGATCCAGCGAGCGCTGGCGCTGGCGCTGATTAGCGCGTGCTTAGTCATTCGTGCTGCCCTCGTGATCATCTGGGTGGATGTCCTCGACCGGACCCGAGCGCTCCACCGCGCCGGACAGTGTGCCGGCGAGGCGGTGCGCGCCGCTATCCTCGTTGTACTGGCCGTGCCAGTCGATCTCGAGGCTCGCGTTCTCCGCGTCGATATCCTCGATGGTGATGGTCGCCTTAGCCATGGATCAGCCCTCCAGAATCGCGGTGGCGCGCTTGTGGAAGCCGGCGTAGTCGTTCTTGTGCAGCTGGCTCGACTTCGCGACCTCGTACTTGCCCAGCAGCTCGACCAGCTCAGGGCGCTTGCCGGCCTTGCCCAGGGCCAGGGTGATGTCGATCACGTCCTGCAGGGTGATGCCTTCCGGCTTATCGTCGGCAGCTGCATCCTCGGCCTTTGGCTCGGGCGTAGCAGCACCCTCCGGTTCGGGCTTTGGGTCTTCCTTGGCCGCCTTGTCGGCCTTCGCCTTGGTGGGTTTCTCGGCCTTGGCCGCCTTCTCGGCCGCGGCGGCGTTGGTGTCCTCGATCTCGTCGGCGACCTGCTGCACAGTGCGCTCGTCGCTATCGCTGTGCGGGAAGGCCTTGTTGCTGCCGACAGCACCGGCCGTGGCGATAGCCTGAGCGCCGGAGATGACCTCGGCGAGGCGATCCAGGGCGGCGGTGAGTGCTTCTACTTTTGCTTCTAGGGACATTGCTGTTTCCTCTTCGGATTGACGGGTGTCGCTACCGGCAAAGCTCCAATTAAGGGGCTCGCGGTGGTTGGGGTGGGGTTAGGTGGTGGGCTGCGACGACTGCTTGCTGCGCGCCTCGCGGCTGGCGCGGCAGAGGCGCAGTGCAACGCCGTCCAGCTTCTCGGCCTGGGCCTTGCGCTCGGGGCTGCCGAACTCGCCTGCCAGCGGCTGGCGGCGGAACTCCTCGCCTGTCAGCACGTTGCGGATGCAGATCTCGTTGGTGCCGACGTGCTGCGCCAGGAAGGGGTATCGCTCGGTGTCAAAATCGAATGTGCCGCGCATGGTGTTTCTCCTCAGTTCTCGGTATCTCGAATCGGTTCAATGGTCCAGCCGTTGCGTTTTACCGTCAGGCCGTCGTGGACAGCCTGGCCGTCTGCCATGGCGCGCATGGTCTGGTCGGTGGTGTAGCCGCCGCCGTTGACGCCGATGGTGATCTGCGGCAGGTTGGCGATGCTGGTGGTGAACACCTCGCCTTTCGGGTTGGTCACGCGGATCTTGGCAATCATCAGTGCAACACCTCCGCGCGCAGCTCCTCGATGATCTCGTCGGTCAGGCTGCGACCGTCGAGCAGGAAGAAGTAGTTGGGGTTGAAGGGGCCCCACGCTGCGGCGCGCGGGCCGATCAGCAGGCCCTTGCGCAGCCCGGTGTGGTACAGGGCGACGCAGTCCTGGTAGAAGCGGTTGCACACGGCCTCGGCCAGGGCGACGATGTCGGCGTGGACCGCGTCGAGCGCTTCTACCTCGAACTCGACGACCAGGGTCTGCTCGGTGTGAGACTCGACGGTGGTGCCCAGGAAGCCGGCGCCGTTGGCCAGGTTGGCGATCACTTCGGTGACCAGGTCCACGTCCAGCAGACCCAGGCCCTCAGCGGCGTTGTACTCGAGGCCGATGTTCAAAATGATTCTGCTCATGGGTTTCTCCTTGGTGCTTAGTTTTTGCTGCTTAGGGGTCCAACTTTAAGCACCTGCTAAAGTCTCGTCAAGCACTATCTCGCAAAAAGTTTTCAGGCTCTGCCCAGCGGTGTTTGCCTGTGCGCTCGGTTTAGCAGATACTAAATGCCGCTTAAACCACTACAGCAGGAACACACCTCTATGTCCAGTATGTCCCAGCTCAAGGCGTGGATGCGAATCGCATCCCCCGAGGAGCAGAAGGCCCTTGCAACCGCGGCCGGCACCAGCCGCGCCTATCTCTACCACCTGGCCAACGACGAGTCCGGCTATGGCCGCTACGCATCACCGGAGCTGGCGCGCCGGATCGAGATCGCGTCGGTCGGCATCAATGCCCTGAACCCGCGGCTGCCCAGGCTGCTGCGCACGGACCTGGCCAAGGCCTGCCGCGACTGCGAGTTCGCGCGCAAGTGCCTGGGCGAGGCCGTGGTGACTGAATCCGAATTTCGTGTCGAAACTGGGAGTGATGAGTAAATGAAAGACGTGTCTGTTGAGATCGCGAGTGCGATCACTGTTCACATGAAATACGCCAAGTACGTCCCAGAGCTGGGCCGGCGTGAGACCTGGGACGAGATCGTCGACCGCAACTGCGCGATGCACGTCAAGCGCTACCCGCAGATCGCCCCGCTGATCCGCCAGGTCTATCGCGACTTCGTGCGCCCCAAGAAGGTGCTGCCGTCGATGCGCAGCCTGCAGTTCGGCGGCCGCCCGATCGAGCTGGCGCCGAACCGGATTTTCAATTGCTTCTACCACCCCATCGACCACATCGATGCCTTCAGTGAGTCGATGTTCCTGCTGCTGGGCGGCTCCGGGGTGGGCTACTCGGTGCAGTGGCGTCACGTCCGCCAGCTCCCGCCGGTGCTCGGCCCGAGCGCGCGTTCCCGCCGGTATGTGGTGGGCGACTCCATCGAGGGCTGGGCTGATGCGGTCAAGGTGCTGATCGAGGCCTATTTCGAGGGCAAGGCCAACCCGGAATTCGACTTCTCCGACATCCGCCCCAAGGGCGCCCGACTGATCACATCCGGCGGCAAGGCCCCCGGCCCGCAGCCGCTGCACGACTGCCTGCACAACCTGCGCAAGGTGCTCGACGCCCACCTGGACGCGCACGGCGCTGGCACCAAGCTCGAGCCGATCAACGTCCACGACATGATGTGCCACATCGCTGACGCCGTCCTGGCCGGTGGGATTCGCCGCGCGGCGATGATCAGCCTGTTCGACCGCAACGACGAAGAGATGCTCGCATGCAAGTCCGGCGCCTGGTGGGAACTCAACCCGCAGCGTGGCCGCGCAAACAACAGCGCGGTGCTGCCGCGTGGCGAGGTGACAGAGGCCGAGTTCCTGAAGCTCTGGGCGCGGGTCGAGGAGTCCGGTGCCGGCGAGCCTGGCGTGTACTGGACCAACGACCTGGACTGGGGAACTAACCCCTGCTGCGAAATAGGCCTGCGCCCGCACCAATTCTGCAATTTGACCGAGATCAACGCGGACGACATCGTCGACCAGGATGACCTCGAGGCGCGCGCCTTCGCCGCCTCGGTGATCGGCACCCTGCAGGCGGGCTACACCAACTTCCACTACCTGCGTCCGATCGTCAAGGAGACCACCGAGCGCGACGCCCTGATCGGTGTGGGCATGACCGGCATAGGCTCCGGTGCGGTGCTCGGCCTGGATCTGGAGAAGGCGGCGCAGGTAGTGCGCGACACCAACATCTATGTCGCGCAGCAGATCGGCATCAACAGCGCCGCGCGCACGACCACCGTCAAGCCGGCCGGCACCTCCTCGCTGGTGCTGGGTAGCTCGTCGGGCATCCACGCCTGGCACAACGACTTCTACCTGCGCCGCATCCGCGTGGGCAAGAACGAGGCGATCTACCGCTACCTGGCCAGCGAGTGCCCTGCGCTGGTGGTGGACGAGCACTTCCGCCCGCACGACCAGGCGGTGATCGAGATCCCGCAGCGCGCGCCGGCCGGGGCGATCCTCCGTGACGAGTCGCCAGCGGATCTGCTCGAGCGCGTTCGCCGGTTCAACACCGAGTGGGTCCGCGCCGGCCATGCCGACGGGGCGAACACACATAACGTGAGCTGCACGATCAGCGTGCGCGACGACGAGTGGCCGGAGGTGGGGCGCTGGATGTGGGACAACCGCCACACCTACAACGGGATCAGCGTTCTGCCTTATGACGGCGGCACCTACACCCAGGCGCCTTTCGAGGACATCACCGAGGCCGAATATCACGAGCGGATGCAGCACCTGCATGCTATCGACCTGAGCCAGGTGCTCGAGATCGAGGACAACACCAACCTGACCGGCGAGCTGGCGTGCGCGGGAGGCGCCTGCGAGGTGCGCTGATCCGATAACCCTTTTAGCGCTTGCTCAACGGTATGAGCGAGCGCTAGTTTCTACCCCCGCTTCACCCCATCAAGCCCAAAAACGAGGCAGCAGATATGCAACCTTCTAGTCACAAACCGAAGTCAACAATCGTTCCCGCCGCGCCTGGCACCCTCACGGCCGACGGCCTTACCGTCGTGGCCTGGGAGATCTGCGACGGCCAGATCGTCAAGGCGATCACCTACAACCCCGCCCTGCCTGTTGTCCACTCGCAGCAGCGGGGTGCCGATGAATGACCAGTTCTAAGCAGTGGGGCGCAACACCGGATGACTGGGCCATGCTCGCCGACGTCGCCGGACTGACCGAAGACCTGTTGCCTGTGGTCTCCAACCCTGGGGCGCGGGTCTCGCCAGACTCCAAGCTCAAAGCCTTGGGCAAGGTGCCCAGCCTGTTCAACGGCAACGGCGAGGTGGTGGGCATCGCGAAGTGGACGCTCAAGACCAGCACCGCGCGAGACATCGACCGCTGGCAGAACAACCCGGATCTCGGCATTTGCATCCAGACTCGCGTCGTGCGGGCGCTCGATGTGGACGTTGACGATGCGGACACCGTGCGCCGCATCGTCGAGATCGTCGGCCGGCACCTGGGTGAGCTGCCTACCCGCACGCGCGGCGACAGTGCCAAGTGCCTGATGGCGTTCACGCTACCCGGCAGCTTCACCAAGCGCATCCTGAAGACCGCCAACGGCGCCATCGAGTTCCTGGCCGGCGGGCAGCAGTTCATCGCCTGCGGCACTCACCCAAAGGGTGCGCGCTACGAGTGGGCGGACGGCACGCCGTACGACTTCCCGGAGGTCAGCGTCGAGGCGTTCGAGGCCTGCTGGGCCGAGCTGATGCACAAGTTCGCCACCGAGGAGGTGGTCGTGCTGGGCGAGGGCCGAGCGCTGCGCGAGGCGCGGCGCCAGGTGGACGTCGAGGATGACGTGGCCACCTTCCTGGCCGACAACGGATGGGTGCTCAGCGAGTCGCACGACGGCCGCCTGAACATCACCTGTCCGTTCGAGCACGAGCACTCAGGCCCGAGCGCTGACGACACCGCCACCCAGTACATGCCCAAGGGCGTGGGCGGATTCGATCGGGGGCACTTCAAGTGCCTGCACGCACACTGCACCAACCGCAACGACGGTGACTTCATCGAGGCCATCGGCGCTGTGGCTGCCCAGTTCGAGATCGTCGAGACGCCAGAGGGCGAGGTCGAGAACCCCGGCGAGATGCCGATGTTCGTGCGCAACCCGGAGAGCGGCAAGATCCTCACCAACCTGCGCAACGCCATGCTGGCGCTCAGGGCGCCGGCCTGGTGCGGGGTGGACATCGCGCAGGACCAGTTCCGCGATGAGCTGATGCTGACGCCGGCCGGCAAGACCGAGTGGCGTGCCTTCCGCGACGCCGACTACGCCAGGCTGCGGCTGCAGCTCGAGGGCAAGGGCCTGGCGCTGGGCGTGGAGCTGCTGAAGGAGGCGGTCGGCCTGCGGGCTGACGAGAACCGCTTCGATAGCGCCCAGCTGTGGCTGGAGAACGAGGTGCCTGCCTGGGATGGCGTCGAGCGCATCGAGACGTTCTACCCGCGGGTGTTCGGCACCGAGGACACGCCCTACGCTCGGGCGGTTGGCCTGTACACCTGGACGGCGCTGGCTGGGCGCGTGCTCGACCCAGGCTGCAAGGCGGACATGGTGCCGATCCTGCGAGGCCCGCAGGGCCTGCGCAAGTCGTCGGCGGTGGCCGCCATCGTGCCGCACCACGACTTCTTCACCGAGCTGGACCTGTCGGTGCGCGATGACGACATGTCGAGGCTGATGCGCGGCAAGCTCGTGGCGGAGCTGGGCGAGCTGAAGGGCTTGCACAACCGCGAGGTGGAGGCCGTCAAGGCGTTCATCACCCGCCGCTACGAGAACTGGATTCCCAAGTACCGCGAGTTCGCCACCAACTTCCCCCGCCGGCTGCTGTTCATCGGCACCACCAACCGGCATGAGTTCCTGGCCGATGACACGGGCAATCGCCGGTGGCTGCCGCTGGAGTGCGCCGGTGTCGATGTGGGCGAGGATGCTCCGAAGGCCGACGTGGGCGCGGTCGAGCGCGACAGGCTGCAGCTGTGGGCCGAGGCCCGCGAGCGGTGGACGGCGTGCGGCGTGCTGTGGCAGGAGGCCGAACGTCTAGCCGGTGCAGAGCACGACCAGTACCGGATCACCGACAGCTGGGAGGAGGTGGTGCGCGAGTGGCTGGCCGAGTTCGACGACCTGACTGAGAGCCATAACGGTGATCGGCCGCTGCACTCGCACGAGATCATGGTGGGCGCGCTGCGGATGGACCCGAAGGGGATCAAACGTGGGGATGAGATGCGCTTGGGCTCGGTGCTGGCAGCGCTTGGGTATGAGCGTCGGGTGCGTCGGGTGGGTGGGCGCAACGTGAAAGTGTGGGTGAAGGAATGAACTCGTTGCTTTTTGCGAGATTGGCGAACGCGCGGCAGGAGGCCGCGCTACCACCTCGTAACCACCTCGTAACCACCTGCACGGGAGGATCGGTAGCGGCTGCAGCCCAGAGCTGGCGGGGGTTTCGGCCGCCGCTACCTCCGCTACCTCCTAGTAATTCAAGGGGAGAGCTAGTAGAAAATACCACTGGTTGGATATCCAGTAGTAGTGCCCCAGGGGAATACGATGTGAAAGCATCGGTAGCGGAGGTAGCAGAGGGCTTGGGATCGGGCTGTAACCCGCACCGGCTCTGGGCTGCAGCCGCTACCGACCACATCGGTAGCACCCGGCACCTGGCGAGGAGGAAACGCGCATGAAATGCGAATCCGCACAGAACTACAAACTCGTAGGAATCAGCGAGTTCGGTTCCAGGGTCGGCGAAACCCACCATCGGGCGAAGCTGACCGACCATGACGTCGACCTGATCCGCGAGCTGCGGGAGGAGCACAAGCTCACCTACGAGGCGCTGGCCGAGAAGTTCGAGTGCAGCAAGTCGACCATCCGTGACATCTGCCGCTACCGGCGCCGATGGCAGCGCCCGGATCGGTGGAAGAAGGTGGCGCTGACCGACGAACGGACTGAAAACCCTGTGGACAAGTAATTCAGCAAGTGCTTAACTGCAATTCAGCAAGATCAAGAACCCTAAGCGACTGAGAGGTGAACAAGATGACCAAAGCCGAACAACTCCTGACCGCGCCGTTGAATGAAATCGCCGCTGCTGCCGTTCGCCGCGAGCGCCTGGATCATGCTACCCAATACACCTTCGTCGATGGCAGCTCGATCCAGTGCCGAAAGCTGTCTGGCCGCACTGCCTTCGCCCGCAACGGCTGGCATCTGGCCTCCAACTGAAACCATCCGCCCGGCTCCGGCCGGGCATCACCAAAGAGGATCAAACGATGAAGAACCAAGCAACCCGCATCTGCGTCATCAGCCGGCAGGAGGCACGCCGCGCCGCCCGCCTGCACACCCTGGTGTGCGTCCCGATCATCGTGGCCGCGGGCTTCGTGATCGCCTATGCCGTCTTCGGCCTCTGCGCCTGGAGCTGATGCCATGCTCACCCTGACCCCGAGCGGATGGCGCCCAGGCTCGATAGCCCTGCGCGTCATCCTGCTCACCACCGACCAAGGCAGCCGCTACTGCCTGATCCGCACCACCCACTGAGGGTACGACCATGAAAGTGTTAAGTCTGAAGTTCGCGGCAGCTGCGGTTGCCACTGTCATTGCCGCCAACGGCCTGGCCTACGTATCGTCGGCTCACGCCAGCACCAAGAGCTGCGTCGAGGCCGGCAACCTGGCCAGGTCCATCGCCGAGGGCCGCGACAGCGGCTACCCGTTGTCCGAGATGCTTGGGCACGCCGAAGGCAACACCGGCATCGAGTTGCTGATGCTGGCAATCTACGAGAACCCATCGGTCACGCCAGAGGAGTCCTCGACCATCGTGATCGTGGCCTGCATGAAAGAGTCGCGGAGGGCCAAGCAATGAACGAACTCACCCCACCATCAGGCATGATCAAGTCGGCCGCGCAGCGCAGGATCGAAGGCCAGCTCAGGGCGGCCATCGATCTGCTCAAGCAGGCCAAGCCGTTCGTGGCGCGCGACTACAGCGTCCGGGCCCAGGATCTCTCGGCGGAGATTACCGAATTCGTCGGCGCATACAGCCGAAAGTAAGAGGACAAGACAATGACCGCATTCATCGAAGAAGCGCCGATCCACATCCCGGCCGACGCCTGGGCCTTCCTGGCGGGGCGCCCAAGCCCGCAGGAAGCGGCTGACCTCGAGGTGAAGGTGCATGAGTACCTGGCCAACGGTGGCGCCATAACCGAGGTGCCGGTTGGCGCCACAGCAGACGCGACCAGCGATATCGGCGCGCACGCCTACACCATCACGGCGACCAGCAAGTTCGGCCTGGAACAGCGTCGGAAGCACACGGCCAAGGCGCGAGGTGCGAAGCTGCGCCGGGACCAGCACCTGGCCGCCCGTATCCGCGCCCACCTACCGGCAGAGAACCGGGCGTGGTTGGCCAAGACCTTGGGCGTGAGCGACGGCCTCGTGTGCCGCATCATCAAAGGCTACCTGGCCGACGTGCCCGCAGCCGTGGCCTTGCTGAAACGCCGGTTCGACGACACGCCCCAGCTGAACCAGGTCAAGGCTGAGCTGGCCAAGGGCACGATAGGCGTTGGCAACATCTGTGCGAACGCAGGCATCTCGTCCAGCACCCTATATGCTCTTGAGCGCAAACACGGGTTCAAGGTGCCACGCACACGCACACGCAAGGGAGCGCGCAAGGTAGGCTAGGCCAAGCGCACGCACTGGGTGCGCATATCCTGCGTAACCCAGTGCAGCATTCTCTGCATGACCGTGTTCTCCGAAGGCCTCAAGGCCGCCTTTCTCGACGCCCTACGCGAGACCGCCAACGTGACCGTGGCGGCGCGCTCGGTCGGCATCTCGCCAGCCACCGTCTACAAGCACCGCAAGGACGACGCCCTGTTCGCTGAGCGCTGGGATGAAGCGATCAACGAAGCGGTCGACATGCTCGAGGCTGAGGCCCACCGGCGCGCCTTCCAGGGCACGGAGGAGCCGGTGTTCTACAAGGGCGACGAGGTCGGCTACGTCCGCAAGTACAGCGACCCGCTGACCATGTTCCTGCTCAAGGCGCACCGACC